TGATGCTCTCTGCCTTAACCTTGCTGCCGGGAATGCAGCCGGTTATGCGCTTGGCACCATTACCGTTGTGATGGAATGGGCATAAAATGAGCTTCAAGGATCAAATTCAGTCCGACCTGGCGATATTAATCAATACAAGCGAATTTGCCGAATCTCATATCATTGATGGGCGAACACTCAATGTCATTGTTGATAATGACCGGCTGAAAGAGAGATCCAAGAAAGAATATGACGGGATCAGCGTCGGAGAAATCCTTTACTTTGTAAAAGCTGCAGACTTTGGGGAGCGCCCCGAACAGGGCACTCCTCAAATCTTTGACGGTCGGCAGATGTATGTGTTCGGCTGCCGGGAAGATGACGGGATGTATGAGATCATCTTAAATCAGAATCGGGGCGGTTAGAATGGCCACCATTGTTGCCAATACGAAGCAGCTTAACAGACTTACTTTGGAGCTGAAAGGCTTTGAAAAGCAAGTTGGAACAGCTGCCTATCATGCCTTAAACCGCGTTATTGATCAGACAGTTACCCAGGTTGGCCGGATAGTTCCCCAGAGTTATGCCATTAAAGCGGGTGAAGTGAAAGCAAGCTTTAAGGGAGGGATAAAGCGTCCCTCCCAAAGCAATTTGACTGCCAGCGTAACATCAACCGGTCATACCTTAAGCTTTGCTCATTTTCCCTATGCCCCAAAG